GTTAGTAGAGCTATCCTCTACTGTAACACCGTCTTTGTTGCTTCCGCCATTGACCAAGGCTTTCTTATGACTAACGTCTTTACCTTCACGCTTGTCAGCCTTACCGTTACCATTGGCATCTTTACCTTCTCTATCCATCTTGCGTCTGGCGCGTTGCCGCTCCATCCTACGTTCAAACGTGTCACTGCCGACAGGGGCATTGACCTGCTTCTTTCTTTTCTTACGCATTAGTTTCTCCCATTGTGTACGCACTCGGTAACAATACAGTGCCTACGACATAATCCACTTTGGTGTGCATTCCACACATCGTTCTCAAAGGCTTGTTCCATGCGGTTGTAGTCTGATAACCACTTCTCCCATAGCCTAGGCTCATCCGGCTTGGAGTAGTCTTCCTTTATTAACTCACCACACACTACAAATAGTAGGCCACCCTTCACTTTCTCTAGCTTGGGGTACATCTTGAACATGCTCATAGCCATCAGTTCTAACTGGCCTTTGTCCGCGTACCTAGTATTTTTACTTGTCTTATAGTCTACCACATAAGCTGTTTTGGTGCGTTTGTTTAGGATGACTAAGTCGGCAATACCACGCCACCACACGTTGTCATCTCGGAACCCGCACGGCTCTAGGTTCTCAGTGAGTCCCATCTCCAACTCGCACAGCTTCTCGCCTTCTATGTTATTCAGGACATCAAGTACATCTTTGCAGTAGTTGTACTTTTCGGGTAGCGGTTTGCCATCCCTAATGTATTCTTCCGCTGCCAAGTGTACGGCAGTACCATATAGCATGGCCTCTGTCTCAGGTTCCTTATAGTCCTTCGCCACCTTGAGATGGTAGAACTTCTTAGGGCATTGCTCGAATGACTTAATCTTTGAGAACGACCACGGTGCAATACTCATTCCAGTTCCTTACCCTTTATAACGCCAGCAGCTACTATTAGTTCACTAATTAATATGTGCAGCATTTCTTCGTCTATAATGATAGTGTCTTTGTGTTTGGTGTTTCCCACAACTTCGCACTGCTCTATGAGTATTATGTCCTCCTCATCTATAGTTTCTCCAACTACTATAGTGAGGTACCCTCCTTCTGTTTCCGGTTCAGAGGTTTCATTATCTTTATTGCGCCTAAACTTATTAATGTCGGTTACTTTACCCAAGCCATGCTCCTAGTATCAAAGACAGAACCACCACAAATACGGCATACGCCCGAGTGGTAACGAAAGGCTGCCCCATACACTCTGTTATGTTATCGCGTAGGGTTTGTAGTTTGTTGTCCGAACGCGTTAGTGCCTTATCTGCAAACTTATGCGCTTCTTTCATAGCTTTCTCTATGTCAGTCATCCTGCCGCCTCCCCGTAAGATTTACCGTTATCTGATTCGCACGTGATGGGTAAGCCTTCTGCCCACGGTGCGGTACTACTCATACACTCTTCGATATAGCGTGTAGCTTCTTCAAGTTCATCCTCTGGTACACAACATACCACGGAATCGTGTACAGTCAAAGCCACCTTATACCTTTTAGCAATCGCCAACATCTGATCCCCGATGATACATCTAGCCACCGCTTGGCATACATTCTCTGTGACCTTACCGCCATATATCCTAGTGTACCCGCGTCGAGTCTTGTACTTAAACTCTGGCCCACGCTCACCTTGTTCGTACTGTAAGTCGTCATACCGCATCTTGAGTCCAGACGGTAGCAGTATCCACCCATTACGCCCGTCAGCCCCGTACTTTACTATCCCGTTGGGGCCGAGACTACCGGAGTTACCACGCGACATCTCAACCAGCATGTTCTGACAATCACGCCATAACGTGTTTATCTTCCAGTTAGCATCTCGGTAGATTCGGATTACCCTTCGAGCTTCCTCTACATCCATGTGAGTACCGAACGACTGTAGCTGGTCTGAAAAGCGTACCGCACCCATACCATATCCTGCACCTAATATAGTAGTCTTACCTACAAAGCGTTGGTCTTTCGTGACCGCTTCTTCTGGTATGTTGTATATCTTAGACGCCATCTTTATATACACGTCTTCCTTGTCGGTAAACGCTTGGACTAGATCGTCCTGCCCTGCAAGCCACGCCAGTACACGCGCTTCGATCTGTGATGAGTCACAGTCAACCATCATGTACCCTTCGGGGGCAAGCATACTGTTCTTTAACTTCTTACCATTCACGCCACGGCTAGGTAGATTCTGGATGTTGATCTTGTCATCGCCTCCCCACCTACCAGTGTGTGCCGCGTAGTATCTTACAGGTACCGGGAGAAGTCCGCGTTTAGCTATACCTATAAACCTCTCAGTACGTGATTCCTCAAGCGTGCTCTTGGTGCCTAGCCTAGCAGTTACGAGTGCCTGCACCCTAGAGTCGGAGTGGTTCTCCAACGCCTTGAACTGCTCATCGTTCTTAGCGAATGCGAATGTTTCCTTGCCAGTGGTCAGGCTTATCTTTGTGGGGGGTATCACACCTAACCCCCCAAGCAATTCGGCAAACTTAGGGTTGCTCATAAGTTCTTTCTTAGTAACACCAGAAGACGTTATTAGGTCTTCTTTTATCTGCTTGGTGTCTTCCAAGTGTTGCTCAAGTAGCCCTAAGTCCAACTCCAGTACAGGCTCCACGAACATACGTAGCGTGCAGTCTATCAACCGTAGCTCGTTCTTTGGGAACCCTCTGCCCATGACATTAAACAACTTATAGGTTAGCTCCACGTCATTGATGCAGTAGTCGCCATACTTATCTAACTCTGCGTCACTGAAGTCCAGCCTACGCTTACCTATCGCGTCTAGTACTTCCGTCCCTTTAGTGCCGAGGCCGTACCTCTGCGTAAGCGCATGGAGAGAGCCGCCAACTTCGACACCATGTAAAGCACGAGCAATACAAAGAGTGTCAGCGAGGACGCGAGGATGAACATCAAATAACCAACTGAGAATAGCGCCATCAAACAAAGTGTTGTGGCATAGAAGTACAGACGTACCCCAATCGAAAGTATGTAAATACTCCTTGAGTTCTTCGTGTGTGCCGCTTGCCCATTCTGTAGCATCGTTATTCACCTTTACACCTACACCCACTACCTCAAAACGAGGGTCACGGATGTAGGCTTCTGTTGTCATCTTACGGAGAGAGAAGTCCTTGTCGTAGTACGTTTCAAAGTCAACCGTTATCAAGTCCATCTTCATCCTCCTCTATGTCTACTACTTCCATGTCTGCCTTGTGTTCGGACTCGGTGATATGCTTGGGGGCTTCCTTATCCCCAAACACATTATGCCAGTTCTCCCAAAACGCCTGCGCAGTAGGGCGTTGGCGGCTACCCTTACTCATCCTTTAGTCCTCGCCCAATCAACACCTCTTCTACCTCTTCGTCGGACACACTGGTAGACGTACCAAATGAATAATCTTTCAACATGCGGAGATAAAGGTTACCCTCGGCCTCACACAGTATCATGCGGTCAACAGGCACCAGTGCAAGTTCCTTATCTGGCCCAATGGAATGTCCACTCGCCTCTAGGAAATCTTCCATATAATGTATTACGTTGTATATATCGCTTTCTTGTTCCGTGACAGTAAACTCGATCTTTACATCCACTTGATCGCCCTCATCTTCCCATTCAGGGTCAGCCAAATGACTTGATTCGGGGTGCTTTATAAACGTCCATGATGGCTTATCATTCCACTTACTCATAGTCCATAACCTCTATTAACTTGTTTAGGTACCACTGCGCTTTCTTCAAGTCCTCTAGCGGCTTACCCTTTCGCTCATACCTCCAAAGGTATTTCAGACATGCGCCTTTGCAGTAACCTTGGAATGCTTCGGCAGTCATGCTCGCTTCTATACCCTCAATACATTCGATGTTGCCATAGGTATAGTGGTTGGGGTGGTTGACCATATCGTCGGGCGGGTTGTCCATGGCCGTACCCCAATGCTCTAGCCCAGTTTTCTCTATCGCGGGGGCAAGGGCACGTAACCTATCCCAATCGGCTGGTGTTGCGTCATCAATACTCATACTATCCTCCGAGGATTTGTTTAATATC